CAAAGGCGAAATATATTTTGGACAATGGAACGTCGGCGCTTCACCACCAGGGTTCTGGCCTGCATTCAGTGAAAAGTTTGAAGATCATGTTAATAGTTTCTACCCAGAACTCGGGCTGAAACAGGCCAATCTAGGCGCAACAAGAGCGCTTGCTGCCTCTGCAGATGCCAGCCATCGCGGCAGAGCTAGCGGCTCTAAGCATGGGCTAGCATTGGCAAAAGACCATTTTCTACATGTATATGGCTCCGCTGGTGTCAAGCTGCTGCCCGTTGTGTACCCGAATCGCACAGTGCCCGGAGAATTTACCGGTTATGCATTTGATAATCCATTGCTAGCCAAAGATCAAAAATTTGTTAATGCCATATTAGATTTTATGGCGACTGACAACATTATTAATGGCATTAATGTTAAAACCGATATGCTTTGGGGCGGCACCTTTGGTCGCCATGGCGTTACTATGAGTAAAGGCGAACTGCCTCAGGGCAGAGGGATCGAGGAGTTTCATCATTTTGAAATCAAGGATGCTCTAGTGCCCACGTTTATGGAACAATATCGAATACAACTGGCGCAGTTAGATCCTCCGTTCAAACCAGAAGAGTTGACTAGCTTATCAGCCCTCAAGAACCTTTACCTAGCACTAATAAAATAAATATTATGTCAAAAGAAATAAAATCCAGAGAATATGTAAACCCGCACAATCAAGAAGATGTTAGGCTGGCACAAGACTACATCGATGAAGGTCCGATCAACAAAATACCGACACGGACTGGTTTATTTAATACAACATTAAATCGCCCAAACTTTGCATATAATCGACCAGAAGGCGCAACCGTTAACCATAACGAAGGTGCCTATATTGTAATGGGCCAAGTGCCTATGGGTGCTTCACAAACTTCCGGGTATGGTGCATTGGGATATCCGGCGGAAGCTATTGATTTGGTTGTTGGTCGCAGTTCATCATCAAACAAGGGTAAAGGCCCGAAAGAAGGCGACGTTGTCAACAGCAATCATATGACTGATGCCGCAAGAATCTACATTTGCAGATTGACCGACATTGATCGGGACTTTAACATCGAATCCCACCCAAATGACCCGAATCCAGCAAAAACCGGCAGAAACGCCAGATCTGGAATAGCAGTTAAGGCGGACAATGTTCGCATAATCGGACGAGAAGGCATCAAAATAATAACAGGAAAAGTATTTTCACCGCACGGTGGAGCAGAAACAAACTCATTAAATGGAAAAATTGGCCCAGCCCCCAAAATTGACTTAGTCGCTGGGAACAACTATGATAATGTGCAAGGGGTTGCTTTGGGCGAAAGAACAGCAGAGTGTCTCAAAGATCTTAATAGGATAATCAATAATGCTTTATCGATGATATTTAAGTTGGCTGCGATTCAATCTGGTTTAGACAGTGTCATCGCCATTGATCCTATTAGATCATGGGTACCCGCTGCAGCAACACCAGCACAAATGGCCATTATTACCGAGGTGCTGAATCCATTATGGCATACGATAACGGAATCAAATGTCTGGGAAGCAAACTATTTAGAACCACATCGTAAAAGATATATCGTGAGCACCAACGTAAGAACAAATTAAAGGTACCGAGATGTCAGAATCAAAATTTTTACCCTTTCAGGATACAGACGGAGACTTGCACAATGATAAGTGCAAGCTTGATGACGTTGTAGCGGAACAAAAAGTATGCCCAACATGTACGCCTAACGAATCGGCAATATTACCAAATTGGAAAGAGCCAAGCGATCCTTATCTAAATGAAAAGAACTGTAAATATCAAATTGGCTATAGAACCTCAGAGACAGGCACTGGATATGAAAGCGATAATCCCACCGCTTCTGATGAATTGGTCTTAGAGAGAATTTATGGAGAAAACGAAGAAGCCGCGATAACAGAGTTGTTAGAGTTTTATAATAAAGAAACTACCGCCGGCGCTATACAGTTTGTTCAAGAGTCTATAGAACATACAGATTATTACTTGCAAGCAAGATTAGGATCAAGGTTGAAGCTGCTTTATTCTGTCCCCCATGATATCTTAGAAGCTGTTGGCGATGAAGCGCCGGATGAAGAGGAGAGTGAAGAGGAGAGTGAAGAGGAGGCGTCTGCTTTAGAGATAACATATGACATTTCCGATTTAGAAGAAAAGCTGATGAGAGTCAGAAAGGGATTAAAACTTTATAGTCGATATTATAAAATATTTAAAAATAGAGGATCCAGTGCCGGCACAAAATTTGTTTTCCAAAAAAAGGGAACGGAATTTTTTCCTAAACATTATGGCGATTTCGGATCTGGCGCTAATTCTAAAGGATATCCGGCTAAATTAGAAAAAGCCTACCAAGACTTAGTCAAATTTTTTAAAGACAAGGGATATTATATAAGACCTTCCAGGGCATTTGGGTTCAAAGAGCCGGTAACCGAACTGACCTTTTCTTTTGATACCGAATATAATTTAAAAAAGATTAAGTTTTTAACTCAAAACTGTGGCTCTCAGCCAATAACATATACAAAAAACGGAAAACTAAAAAAGTTATTAGAGAAAGAAGGCTGGAGAGATAAAACTGCCGTAGCATATTTCGCAAAGCTTGATGACATGGATGCTGATTTGCAGGCCAGAACGCCCAAGCCTTGGGCTGATTTTTTTACAGAGCATACTTACCCTCCAATAAGTTTAGTGAACGCTAACGAGGTACTAGCGGCTGTGCAAACGGGTGCTGGGTGCCTACAAGAAGCCATTGAAAACAAAGCCGCTAGTTTGGTCGATGGCTTGTCGGATATGGAATTTGGTATTTCTGATGCAATCATTGCAAAATATTATGAGCTATATTGTTCTGCGTCCAAAGAAGAGGTTGAAAAATTAAAAGAAGATTTGGGTATTTACTCCAGAAAAGACAGAAAGGAGAAAAGGGCCAAAGAAAAAAGCGAATCTGAGAGTCCGAGTGAATACAGAAAAGCCCGCCGACAAAAGGTTAAAGACGCCGGCGAAGATATATGGGATGCCGCACAGGCGCAAGCATATGACACTTTACAAAACGAAGGAGATCCCTTCAGCGTCATGTGTAGTAGTCTTTTATCGTCAGGTATAGGGGATGGCGGCAGCTATAAAGAACTTTTTAATAATCTAAAAATATGCGGGCTTAAAGGAGCACTACTACAATCAATACAGTGTTTGTTTGCCGGGTTAACATTAGAGCAAGTATTGGCAAAAACGGCAGAAGCGGCGTTAAAGGGAATGAATATTCAAAACTTTAATGATTTGTTTTTTGGCTTACCGGCAGAACAACAGCAAGAATTAAACGAACTGGCAAAGAAGAAGCTGAAAGAAGGAGACTTTTTTCAAAACGAATCAGATCTTCAAAATGTTTCCGACAGTATTGTTGATTTTGATAGCGAGTCACTTAAGAGACTTGAAGAGGATTTAGGGGGAGATTCCCCTGCAGTTGGTGGACCCGTTGATGAATCTGGAGAGTCTACATATGCCTTCAGCGTCAGCGGGTCGTATACAGAATACGGCGCGTTTTTAACAGAAGCAGATCCGAATGCAGAAACGAGAACCTTGGCGAAAAAGTTCACAAATCCTTCAAGCGGGTTAAATAAAGATGCTGTTTTCCAGGCGTATGTTGCTGCATTGTTGGAATATTATACAGATAATCTTTTAGAGTTAGTCGACCAGTTAAATCGATTCCCCGGCGCACAATTAATAACAAATGCGCTCATGGCTCTTGATTGCCCGAAACCGCCAATATTCAATCCAACTGTTTTCGATTTTATTAAAGATCTGGAATTGCCATTCTGCAGAAACATTGATGATATTGCATTACCTGTGCTGGTTAATCCCGCTGGCTGGCTACCTGATATAAAAAACATATTTGCCATTTTGATGGCGCTTTTAAAGCAAGCGCTAGCGGAGATGTTAATATCGATAATCTGCAAGCTAATTTTAAAGATATGCGAGCTTATTGGCAGCGCGCTCTGTAAGGCTTTAGGGCTAGTGGGGACATTTGCCGGTAATTTAGCAACCGGCGCAGGCAGAAATACGCTCGACGCAATCTTAAGACAGACTCTTTGCGGTGATAATGCAACAGATGAAGATCTCAATAACACTCTTTTAGAAATGTTTGCAAATTTTGGGGTCGGCGCAGAAGCTTTCAACAACTCTGATGAAACATTGGCGCTAGTTGAAAGCATGGCCAACAATCTAACTGTTCAAGAAATGGTCGATGCACTTCAAGGAAATATGTCAAGCGAAGCAGCCAATGTTTTGTCGGTAGTAGTACAGGAAAACAATAATGCATTTGCAGAGAGTCTTGGGACACCAACTGCAGTTAGAGATTTTTTTGGCAATGTGGGAAGCATAATGCCGCCGGATGCGATCGCCTCACTAGATGATTTAACCCCAGATGATGAATTTAGAACGGTTAATCCTAGTTTTTGTGCAACCCCAGAGAAAATAGAAGATTTTTGCGCAACTCGAAGTGCAATATTAACCGGGCGCGCCTCCCCACAGCAAATATCAGACCTTTGCGATGCAGAACTGTCTGCGTTGGCCAATAACATCGATGACTTATTACCGGCATTAGAAAACCTAGATGACTTTATTGCCGATAACATGCCGCCGATTACCTCCGATCCCGGATGCGAAAATGGACTCTTGCCATACGAACCGGAAGAAACAATACAAGCAGTTGCCGGCGTATTAGGAAATGATCTACAAGTATTGCAAGTAGCGTATTCAAAAGACATGTTGGGTAACGGACCATTAGAAAAAAATTGGGGATTGGTCAATATGATGATGTCCGATACTAGCGGCCTGCCGTTAACGGCTCACATTAGAAAAGCGAGACTCAATCCATTTTATGTAGACCAATATGGGTCTGTAATCCCCGATCAGAATATATATCTTGCAGCCGTGGCCCAGCCGGCGGCTCTATTTGCACTGTACGCCTTAGATGCTGCTAGCAAGAACGGTGCTTATCCCACAAAAGTTGCTGTTTATTTACAGAAATATATGAATGGCGAAAATGACTATGAAGGCTTAACCGATATCGTATCCATTGATTACAGTAACAATATCGAAACCCCGCAAGAGAAAAAAGTGGATTACGGAGATAACTTTCCAGCAGTCCCCCGTGCCGAAGTCAGTGTCGAATACGATGACGCTCAAGAGCCAGAATCATACGTTATCACATTCGACGTTCGCAAATCAGAACCAGATATAACTCTTTCGTTTAGAGATAACGCGCGCGGATATCGAGAACTCAAAGACAGGCCTTACGAGTATGGCTTTGATTTAGAAGGCTTTACAGCAGAAGTTGAAGATCAAGATGGCGATTATCCATCAAATATCAAAAGCGACAACATGTATATCAAAATAATAGAGAGGGTCAACAACATAAGATTCAAGGGCTTAAACCAGCCAGATAAATATGAGATTGACGATAGTAATAGTGATTTTGCAGTTTCGGAACCCGAAGAGGAGTCAGAAGAATCTGGAGATACAGAGGTCGCCATTAAATATGAATTTTTTACAAAGGACAATACCTTCGAAGAGATCGGGGATGATTTGGAAGAGTATACTAGCTTTCAAAATACTTTTATTTCCAAAAATGAATACCAACCACAAACGATCCTTTTGTATGAAATAATCAACAAGCAGACTGGCAAACAGCTTATGTTAAATAGTCTAGACAGTTACCGGGATGAAACTTCTAAAACAATTATGGAAAACATATTCGAAACAGTCGCCAATAGAGACTCAGATTCTACAGCTTGGCATTACGGATACGTTTCTGAAACTTTGACACCAATTGATACATCTTATGGTATTAATGACAATGGCACATGGGTACCATACAATGATACAGAATATAAAAACGAAGATATGGTTTTGGGAATCAGTTATGACCAATTTCAAAATGACGTTTCAGGCACCCTTTCGGAAACTAGAGTATTCTATTTGGATCCTGCCGAATTCGGCGGAAGCTACAGGCGTCCACTAATCTATGTAAAACCGCCCGCGTATAAAGGGTGGTTTGGCTTAATCGACGCTTTGTTCCCAGAGTTCAGTCCTTGCAAGCCTCAAAGCACTAATCTGGTTGACTTTGACAGTATACAAGCAAAAATCGATGAAGTATACCCGAATATACCAGAAGACGAAAGATTAAAATCTAGCGAAGACTGTATAGTTGAGTATCCTTATAATAGGGTATTAGAGCGTCCAGCAAAAGCAGCAATGATTGGTCTGATTATGGCCGCATGCAGAATATACGCCAGCGCTCACATTATTAAAACTTTGCCTACTTTTGCAAAGTTTAGCCCGAGATTCCCAGAAGTATTCAGTTCGGCATATGCATCTTATATAATTGAAGATATAAAATATAACTTTATTAATAATGCTAGAAAGTTTCAGTTGTTTAATGTGCTGTCGGATGAAAATTTCTGGTATCAATTTTTAGAACAAAGCGTCCAAATGTATTCCGAGCGTGTTGATAGCGGGGAAATAGAGCCACCACAGGACGTTATAGAGGCATTGACTCGCTTGAACAATATGCAGACTGATTTTGAATATGCTTTCACTAGAGAAGACGCACCCGATATTGGAACGTTCCAGCGTCTTAAGAAATATAGAGAAGAGAAAAATATTGAAGCGATCAAACAAACTGAAGATGACGCTAAAATTGTCATGAAAGAGTGGGTTGTTGAACAGCTAAACTTCATGTCAGAAAGACTGATCACAAACCTTGAAAATGTTGGCTTTGCGCCGGACATTAAAGATATAGATTATTATATGCTGGAACAGTTCACTGCCGGCAGCAGTCTGACCATTAACCAGACGATGGATAGTTTTGGTTTAGTTGAAGCCAGTTATGGAGATTTGCCGACGATACCGTATGACGATAATGATGAAGCCGCGCCAATCGAAGTTAACGGCACGACTATTAATGGGTATTATACATATGGCGGAGAGTTTGTTATAAAAGAAGGCACCGGAACGGCGGATTCTCTACAAGTTGGTCAAGAATATGTTGGCACCTACCATGTGCATCTTAACGAAATGGGCGATATAATATATATGGTAGGAGAAGAACACACAGAGACATCTCATGCTACATTATCTCCTCTTTCTACCATAACAACCGTTGCGATTGGCGATGTTGCCGAGATCGATAGCGTCACTGATTACCAGGATCAACCGTTTTTATTAGAAAAATATATTTCCATTAATGGTGAAAAAATGACAACTACTAATGCAACAGCCGAGATTGGTTCTAATAGTGATTTGACACAGTTGGTTTCAGATGTGTACCCAGGCACTATGGAATTAATATATTCCAGATCCCCTAAAACACAATCGCCAAGCGTCGAAGGCACTCCTGTCGGGATTAAAGGGGAACTAGGTGTCAGATATGGCTTAAAATTTAGTTGTATTATAGATGATGAGGTTTGTGAAATAACTTCTGTTGAAATTGACGCACTGGATTTACCTTTAAGCGAATTCAAGACGCTATCTGCCAATAGTTTAAATCTTTACTGTTTAATTAAAGAACTTAAAAGCGATTCAAAGTTTAAAATGGTGTCTAAATATATTATTCCAATGGGTAAATTTACTGCATTAACAGCAATTTATAATGATTTAGCCATGCTAGCCTCGATTGGTCAGTTTACCACAGAAGATAAAAAGATCTTCGCAACGGACATGGCCGATAAAATATCAACAATGCCAGGATTTGATGGTGCCTCTATCAACACATATCTCAATGAAGAAGAAATTGATGAAGACATCTTGGCTGCAATTGATGGTGCTTGGTCTTCGTACGATGATAGAAAAGATAGAAATGGTGTCTTTGTTCTGTCTTGGGATGAATGGGATCGAGAGACACTACAAAACTCAACATACAGAATGAAAAAACTGTTTGAAACTTATTACGATGCACGAGAGTTTGACATTAGCAAAATAACAAACAACTCAGATGGCCCGGGCAAATTATTTGAAAAGTCTTTAAGAGGTGCACTCAAGCCGGCAGCAGGCCGACAAATATTACCATGGTTCAAGAGAAGAGATTTAACCGGAAATCCGTTTAATTCGCTAGGAGAACTATGTAAAAAAGAAGATATTGAGTAATTAAATAAAGGAGAGGCATTATGAGCAGCCTTCAAGTCTTCGTCTTCGACGCTGATTTAAACTTGAATTCGGAAGATGGGTTTGAAATGGTCAAAGACTTAAGGACAAATATTAAACAAAATTTTAAAATGCTTTTGCTGACCAGCCCGGGCGAAGTTGCCATGGATACAAATTTTGGTGTTGGCATCAAGAGATTTTTATTTGAAGTTGCGGCTGATGAGGTGTTTTCCGAAATTGATTCTAAAATAAGAGAACAGGTTTCGAGGTACTTGCCATATATCAAAATACAAAAATTGTCTTTCAATTCTGTTGATATGGATAGAAACAGGCTCTCTTTAATAATTCGATATTCCATACCCAGTGTATCATTAAATGATGTATTGGCTGTAGAAGTGTTGTAAAAAAAGTATTTTACTATTTATTTGTGAGGGTAACTGAATGGCCGATGATCAAAAGAAGATAATACCGATTAACTATACGAATAGAGAATTCGAAGGGGTAAGAAACGATCTGCTTCAAATAGCAGAAAGATATTACTCTGATAGTTTTCAGGATTTTAGTAAGGCCTCCTTTGGATCAATGATGGTCGATGCCGTAGCATATGTTGGAGATCAGTTGAACTTCTATCTAGACTACAATGTCAACGAGACTTTTCTGGATACAGCGTACCAATACGATAACATTATTCGCCATGGCCGCTCTCTAGGCTATAAAGACACCGGTCGACCTTCAACTTTCGGAAAAGTTGCGCTCTATATATTAATTCCCGCCTCTTCTACTGGTTTAGGCCCAGACTCTTTATATATTCCGATATTAAAGAAAGGTTCAACGTTTACATCTAATAGTGGTTTGAGCTTTATTTTAACCGAAAATATTGATTTTG